CGTGATCTTTCTGAAGGAGCCAGAGGTTGATAATGAGTGACGAAGGCTTGCGGATCTTTGTCGGCTGGGACAGCCGCGAGGATATTGCGTATCAAGTCTGCAAGCGCAGCATTGAAAAGCATGCGTCAATCTTGACGGATGTGCGTCCGATCAAGCAGTACGAGTTGCGTGGGCAGCGGGTGTATACGCGGCCTGTGGATACGATGTCATCGACTGAGTTTTCATTCAGCCGTTTCTTGACTCCATATCTCGCGGGGTACACCGGCTGGGCGGTCTTTGTAGACTGCGATTTTTTGTTTCGCGGGGACGTTGCGGGACTGCTTGATCACGCCGACCGGACAAAAGCGTGCATGCTTGTAAAGCACGACTATCGGCCTACCGAGGCCGTCAAAATGGACAACAAGCCGCAACATCAATATCCCCGAAAGAACTGGTCTTCGATGATGCTTATCAACTGTGCGCACCCACAAGTCAAGGCGTTGACTCCGGAGGTCGTGAACAGGGAAACTGGTATGTTCCTGCATCGGTTCCAATGGCTGACCGACGATGTGATTGGCGACCTGCCCATCACTTGGAATTACCTAGAAGGTTGGTACACGAGTAACGACTGCCCGAATCCACAGGCGGTGCACTTCACCCGTGGCGGTCCATGGTTCATGGACTATAAGAATGTCGAATACGCCAACGAATGGAACCGCATTGCGGCAACGATATGAAATTGACCAAGAAAGAAATCATTGCGGAAGTTGAGAAACGCTTTCAAGCCAAGCGGTATGACGATGCGTTGGACTTATGCAACTACGGCATCGCCAAGCATCCGACGAGTGGGATTCTGCACCGTGCCAAGGCGAAGCTCCTTCAAACGATGGGCCGGTTTCGCGAGGCGATTAAGTCTTACACGCTCTTGACCGAAGCCAATAACACGTTAGCGGAAGACTTTTACAACCGGGGCATGTGTCATAACGAACTGCAAAAGTACGAAGAAGCGATTGCGGATCAGACCGCTGCCCTCAAGGTTGACCCGAAGTACCACATGTCGCACATGCAGCGTGGGGCGGCGTACTGGGAGCTGCGGCAATGGGACAAGGCGCTGGAAGACTTCAAGGCTGCGAAAGAACTTAGACCCGACGACCCGAACTCCAACTGGATCTTGGGGCTGCTTGCGCTACAGATGGGCGACTTCAAGACGGGGTGGCCGAACTATCACACCCGGTGGCAGAGCGAGCGATTTAAATCACCGCGACTGACAACGAACAAGCCCGAGTGGACGAAGACAAGCGGAGCCAAGAGCGTCCTTGTTTGGGGCGAGCAGGGCATCGGGGATCAAGTGATCTATGCGTCGTTGCTCCCGGCTGTTCGCGCTTTGTCCGAGCAGGTAACAGCGATGGTCGAGCCGCGATTGATTCCGCTTTTCTCGCGATCAATGCCGGACATTGAGTTCATCCCGAACAACTCGCAGGTCCCGGCGGACAAGCACGATGCGCAGATTCCCTTTGCGAGTCTTGGGGCATCGCTCATTGGCGAGCTGCGGGACATCCCGACTTATGCCAAGCGCAATTTTCTGAAGCCCGACCCGGAGCGGGTGGTTGAACTGCGTAAAGAACTTGGCATCAAGAACGGCGAGTTTGTGGTCGGCATCTCTTGGGTCAGCGCGGCCATCAAGATTGGTCCGCACAAAAGCATGACGCTGACGGACATGCTGCCGATCTTGTCGATGGAGGGTGTCCGCTTTGTCAATCTGCAATACGGTCATGTGAAGCAGGACATTGCAGACTTTGAGGAGAAGTCGGGTATCAAGATCCTTCAGTCAAGCGTAGACAACTGGAAGGACTTGGATGGTCTTGCCGCGCTTTGTAGCGTTTGCGATGTCATCGTGTCGATCAGCAGTTCTACGGTTCACATGGCCGGGGGCATCGGCGTACCCGTCATGCTGATGGATGCGAACAAGCTGTGGTACTGGGGCAACAAGGACTCAGAGGGTCATAGCCTTTGGTATCCATCTGTGAAGATCTTCCCCCGAGGCAACGTGATTGCGCCGTGGAAGCCACAGATTGAAGCTGTAGCCTATGAGATACACACGATGAAGAACAGGTCGTGAGTTGGTTCCCGACCGTTGCGTTGGCTGCGGTATGCGTTGCCGCATCGTGGCTATTGGGCGGTGAATTAATTGATGCTGTTTTGTTGTACTTGCTTTTGATACTGATCGACAGAGACTAAAACTTAACACAAGAGGGTTGCTTTATGTACGATAACATATCCCCTCCGGGGGCGTGGAAAGAAGAAATGGAACGGGCACCTTGGGGCTACGGGCAGGAACAGAATAAGCGGGTGCAGGACGCATTGGCTACGATGCGCCTAAGAAGCATGTGGACTGAGGCGTCGATACTTGAGCAAGAGATTACGACGCTCAAGGCGCAGGTCAAAATGATGCAAGAGTTAGCCGATGAAGCTCAGAGATCTCGTTGACGACCTGCGGCTGATCGACAGGGAATGCCAGATCATCATTAACGAGAATGAGTTCTTGCCGTTTGGGCAGATCGTAAACGACGCAGCCGATGAGATTGAACGGCTACGAAAAGAATTGTTAGAAGTAAAGGGAAAGTTGAATGCAAAGTCAGATTAAAGAATACCTCGCTGAGATTGGCCGCAAGGGCGGCAAGGCAGCGAAAGGTGAAAAGAAACGACGTAGCCCCGAGCACTACAAGAAGATGGTCGAGGCGCGGCGGAAGAAGCGCAAGAAGAAGGCGAAGGCCGATGAGTGATCCGGTCAATCATCCTGCTCATTACCAGCAGGAAGGGATTGAGACGATTGACTACATCCGTGCGGCTCTTGGCAAGGAGGGCTTCGTCGCCTATTGCGCGGGGAACATCATCAAGTACGCGAGCCGCCCGAAGAAGGGTAAGTACGCACAGGACTTGCGTAAGGCGGCGTGGTATGCCAATCGGGCAGCGGAGGAACTTGAGAAACTGTAGCCGTTCGGATACAGTCTGATTGTGCTATCTCCTGTTAGGGAGTTCGCCCCGGGTTGAGATTTTCTCCTCGGGGCATTTTTTTATCTCCGACTTTTGTACACGCGGCGGTCACGCCCGGGGCCATTGGCCTTGATGATTTCTTCTACGATGTCGCCGGATTCCAATAGCGTCTGAAGGTACTCGCTCCGGTCCCGTGCCTTCAATCCTTGGCACGCCTTGGCAAGCTGAGTGCTGCTCATGCCGTCGTTCCCCGAGTCACGGATAAGTTTCAAGATTCTCTTGTGCGCGGCTTCAATATCGTTCTCCGCGACTTCCTTGTGGAGTAGCTCTGCCGTGAAGTTAAACGACCAACGTGCCAACTCTGCACTCATCTTGAGGATGTCGAAGCTCACGACGGGGCTGACAGGGTTACGGGCAATGGCTTCAATCATGGCGATCTTGAGTGCGATTTCTGAGAAGCGTACCCAGAGATAGTCCTTGCGACGGGCGCACTCAATCTGCCATTCCTTGAGCTTGTTGTATTCGTCAAAGGCGGTGTCTTCCCATTTGATCATTACGGGCACGACGGCTGACGATGCAACGTGCTGAAGGTTAGTGAGATTGCCAATGCCCGCTGGGACGACCGAGGCTGCGTCGGTTACGTCGTTGAGAATTTCCTCGGGTGGGTTTTCCCCCGCTTCGGGGATCTGACTGTCGGGGTATTCTTCAAAGGGCGGCACAAGCAAGATGCGGCTCATGGTGCCGTTGTCGAGCATCTCAAAGTTAAGAGCCTTGGTCAGCGACGAAGGGGTCGTAGTGCCGAAGAAGTTGAAGTTCGGTTGCTTGATGTCAAAGCGTTTGCGATCTTTGTTGTCGGCGTATTCTTGACCGTGATAGGTGCCGTTGCTGCTGGAGTAGACCTCAAGCAAGGTCTTGATGATGTCCTTTTGGTGAGACGCTGCCATCTTTCCGGTGAGCGATTGTAGGTACAAACCCATCTCGTCAAGGTGAGAGATGCGTGAGGGAAAGTCGTGGAGCGTTCGCAGAATGGCAACGCCAGATGAGAAGCGGTCGCCAGAGATGTAGTCCTTGAGTCCTGCGTTTTCCAGTATCTTCTTGACCTGCTGGCGCGAGTGGTCCTTGCCTGCACCCGGTGTGGCCACCGCAATCGCAAAGAGATTGCAGCGCGTGTTGAGTTGCGTCATGGCATACCGCCGCCCGAAGAGTGCGCCGAACATACAGAGCGTATTCATCAACGCAAAGGTCGGCTGCGGTTGCTGGGCGGTCGCCAAGATCCAGCGTGTCACGCGGCCTACGAGTGAGGGGCTATCAAACCATTCATGCGGGAAGTTGGCCTTGGTGCTACGCGGAAGTTTCTTAAGGTCCATCAATCCCGTGAGATCCACCCGGACCTCTTTGGTGGGATTGAGATTTAAATGCGGCGCAGGAACCCAGCCATTCTGCTGGGCGTAGTAGTACAGTGTCCCGGCTCCGATCTTGGAAGGCGGCGATTTGCTGTAGTGGTCCCACCGCTGGCGGGTTTCGAGTTGGTTGTACTTGCCCGAAGCCTGTGACCATTGGTCAAACACGATGAAACCTTTGCCTTCGGTGGCGCAGTAGACAGCCATGCCGATACGGTTCCAATCGTCCCATGAGAGATCGGGATTCGGGACAAACTTGAGGGCATCCTGTACGGCGGTCAGTGTCCCCGTCAGTCCCTCTGCGGAAGTCTTGGCGTCCTTGTCGGGAAGAAAGGTCTGGAGTTTTGTTCTCCGAAGATTGGGCGGTAGCGCCTTATAGGCGGCTTCACACGCCTCCAATACTTGCTCCCGGGTCACAAGGGGCAGCGCCTCCAAAGGCATCTCATGGGGCGCAGAGAAGGGCCATTGGTAGGGCTTGTTGGTATCGGGGTGCGTCGAGTAGGCCACGAACTGCTGGCCCAAACCCAGCACCTCAATGGGGTGCATGCTGATTTTGGAGAACGGCTCATCGGTACGATAGAGATAGAGTGCCTTCGGGGATTTGCCGATACGCACGAACTCTGTCTTGCCGAGCTTCTCTTGGAAAACGTTACCGACCGCAATGGCGACGGATGAATCCAATACGTCGATGTCAATTGCAACGACGTTGCCGGTCAGGATGCCGATACCGCAACCGGGCCACTTGTTCCAGATGTCCACATGCGACTGCATGCTTTTGACCGTGGTCCATCGTGGCAACTCAGCCCACTGATTACCGTCAAACCGTCCGGGCCGCTTGGTCCCGGGCATGATCGGGATGATGCTGTAGCCCGCGTCAACGAGCTTCGCACCATACTCAAACATGTATTCCTCAGACATTGATTGCTTGAACCTCAACCCGTTCGTTGTCGTCGTATTTTTTTGAAGCGACAAGTTCACACACGGCAGCATCATCGTCAAAGACGATACCGTTCAGCGCGTCGAGAACTGCCTTGATAATGTTGTCAAGGTCGGGTCGGGAAACGTGCCATCCCGTCTTGGTCTTGTGGGAGAAGTACGCCGTGATCGTAACCTTGACAGGACCTTCTAACACGGTCTTCCCAATCATCGCAACTTGAGCGAGCGATCTAAAGTCGCGTTCAAACTGTCGGGTCTTGGTTGGCGTGTAGGTTACGACGTTGCCGTTCTTGGCGCGACCAAAGCGCGGACGGGCTTTACCAATCGGTGTGCCGTGAAAAACAATATCAATCATACAGATACTCCAAAGTGGTGGCGGATCTTAGCCAAGTGCATACGAGAGGGCTTTGACTGATCTTTGATGTACGCCGCAAGAGTGTTGCGAGACATGCTCATCAGACGCGCTGCCTGCTGGATCGTCAGGCCACGGGTCACAATCACGCCGTAGAGTCTTTGTCCACTGCCCCTAGAAGGCGGCAAACGCAACTCTTTCGCCTTGACTTTCCCTTCGGTGCGCACCTCTATCATCTGCGCCCAGCGAGCAGAGGGGACTCGTGAACCGTCAAGCCACTTGGTGACCGTGGTTCGGTTGCAGCCTAGCAGTTCAGCAAATTCCTCGTGTGTCAAGTTTCTTTGCTTTAAGTAGTCATTCAGGGTCATTACATCCTCCGTTAGCCCCCTAACGAGTGACATCTTGCCACCTATTGCATTCCGTCACAAGGGGGTGTATCGTCCGTCTCACTGGCCTAGCCAGTCAATGAGGAGATGTGAATATGCGAAATGAAACTGAAATTGCAAATGATCTTTGGGCCGCGAAGCAGGCTGAGTCTGAAGCCAAAGCAAAGCGGATTGAATTGGAAGAAGAACTGATTGCTGTCCTCGGTTCCAAAGAAGAGGGGCAACAGAAGCACACCGTTGGTGATTACAAGATCACCATTGAAGGCAAGCTCATCCGCAAGATCGACTGGAAACTATTTGATGCGAGTGTTGCATCGAAGATTCCAGCGTCAATGCACCCGGTGAAGATAGTCCGCGAAGTCGATGTGACCGGGGTCAAGTACCTCGCTAACAACGAACCGCAGCTCTATCGAATCCTGAGCAGTGCGCTCACTGTTGTTCCCGCTAAAACCTACGTAAAAATTGAATTAGGAGTTTAACCATGGCTATATCACTTGCTAGTCTCAAGAAGACTGGCACCGCTCGTCCGCCGCGTATTGTTTTGTACGGCACGCACGGCATCGGTAAATCAACCTTCGCGGCGCAAGCCCCGGAGCCTGTGTTCATCCAGACTGAAGAGGGCCTTGATGCTGTCTCTGCAACAGCGTTCCCGCTCTGCCAAAGTTTTGATGACATTCTGGAGTGTATCGGCGTTCTCGCTGGCGAGAGTCACGACTTTCAAACCGTCGTGCTAGATAGCGCAGACTGGGCCGAGCAGCTCATCCAAAAGCGTGTTGCGCAAGACAACAACGTCAAGACCATTGATGCCATCGGTTATGGGCGTGGCTACAAAGCCGCTGCCGATTACTGGAGACAGTTGCTTGACGGGTTTGACCATCTGCGTTCTGACAAGAACATGCAAATCATTTTGCTTGCACACTCGCAGGTTCGCAGATTTGATGACCCGCTTGCTGATCCGTATGACCGCTATCAGCTTGACCTGCATCACAGCAGCGCAAGTCTGGTGAGCGAGTGGTGCGACATTATGATGTTCGCCAATCAGCAGTACAGCACAGTGAAGTCGGATGTCGGCTTCAATCAAAAGGTAACTCGCGCCATCGGCACGGGGAACCGAGTGCTTTACACCCAAGAACGTCCGGGCTGGCAAGCCAAGTCTCGTTGGTCGCTGCCCGACACCCTACCGCTGGACTACGGCAAGTTTGCTGAAGCCCTCGGAAATTCAATGAGCCAAATCGTAGGAGAGTAAAATGGCAAAGTTAAACTTTAATGCTTCAGAAGTTGCCCCACAGCAAAGCGGTTATGAGCCGCGACCTGCGGGCGAATACACCATGCAAGTCGTGAACAGCGACATGCGCACCACCAAGTCAGGCACCGGCCAGTATCTCTGGTTGGAGTTCGACATCCTGAGCGGCCCCGTTCGTGGCAAGTTCTTTGAGAGACTCAATCTTTTCAACGACAACGCGAAGGCAGTAGACATTGCCAATCGGCAACTCTCTGCAATCTGCAACGCCATTGGGATTGTGTCGCTTCAGGACTCTGAGCAGCTTCACATGAAGCCGATCAAGGTTGTGCTGAAAATTTCCGAAAGCAAGGATGGTTCTTTGCAGAATACTGCGAAGTACTTCCCGGCAAGCGCAGCCCCCACCGCGACTGCTCCGGCTCCCGCAGCTCCGGCTGCGAGCGTTGCAAAGCCTTGGGAACGGAATAAGAAGTAACAGGTAGGCATGGCACCTCAGGGTGTCATTTAAATTCCCCCCAGCTGAGCGCACTCTGGGGTGTCATGCCGATTTAAATCATGGTCAAATTACCTAATTTACAAGACCCGACATTGCTTGCATTAGACGCTGCCTTGGAGAAAGCGCAGTTTAGATCTGATCGCATATATCTCGGTGCCTCTAGCATTGGTGAAAACTGTGAGCGTAAACTGTGGTTAAGTTTCCGCTGGGCCAAGAAGGGCTTTATTGAAGCCTCTGGCCTAAGACGAATTGAAGATGGGCATCGGGGCGAAAAGGTATTGGCAGATTGGCTGCGGCTCATACCCGGAGTGAATCTTTCCACGGAAAAGGAACCCGGTGTCCAGCACAGTTTCCAAGATCACGGCGGTCATTTCCGTGGCAACTGTGACGGACTCATCAC